TGATCGCGAACGCGCCCGTCACGTCGATCGTCGAGGTGAGCGGGATGTAGATGATCCCGTGCACCAGGTCGGCCACCACATAGTCCGTGCCGGCGACCAGCGTAACGCTGTTTTGCGTGAGCACGGGCGGGGTGCTGTTGTCGATATTCGGCTTCGCCGTGCGGAAGTAGCGACCCTTGGCGTTCGCCGACTGCGCCGCGGAAACTAGCGTCTCGCCCGTCGTCGTGCCGCTGGAAATCGAGAGCGTGGTCTGGCCGCTCGAGATCGAGTAGATCTGCGAGTGGTCCGCGCTGAAGTCCGTGCCCTCGATCATGATCTTCAGGTCGCGTTTCTTCACCGCCTCGGCGATCTTCGTCGGCGTGGGGTAGAGCGACTGGAAGAGCTCCGCCTTGTCGTCCTTCGGCTCGAGCTCGAACTTGTTGCAGTTGCCCAGGTGCATGAAGACGCCCGTGGGGTTGCCGTTCAAAAAGCGATCGAGCAGGACGGAACCTTTCCCCAGCGACGGGACGTGGTTGATTTGGTAATTCAGTCCCATGGTTGAAATCTCCTTTTAGGTGTTCGTTGGATTCGCGGTCGGATCGAGCCTGCTCGTCCGGTAGTGAATCGTGAAATGCAAAGTCGCCGCGGCCACGGGCACGTCCCCTTCCCGCGAGCGCCACGCCGTGCGGCCCTCTTCGGCGCCGAGCGCCAGGCCCCCCAGCGTTTCGTCCGCGAAGCCGCCCTTCACGGCCCAGACCAGCACGGGATCGAGCGCGGCATCCGGAGAAACGGATTGCGAGCCCTGCGCGCGGCATTCGAGCGCCACGGCGAGATCCCGCTCCACGAGCGGCGAGCGGAACTTCTGCCGGTCGAAAGGCTTCGGCGCGTCGTCCTCGAAATAGACCATGATCGCCGGCAGCGAATCCGTCTCGATCGGCCTCGTGCGCTCGCGGTGGATGCTGAGCCCGCTGATCCCGCTCGATCCGTTCAGCGCCGCGATCAGCGCCGCCACAATCTGCTCGCGAATCGAGGACGCCATGGATTATGAGAGCGTCGTGGTGGTGGATAGCACGTACCAAACGCCGCCATAGGCCACGAGCGCGAGCGTATCGCCCGCGTTCGCGAACGTGGCGACGTGCTTCGCGCCGTTCAGCTTGTTCGAAGGCGTCGTTACCGTGTGCGCCTGCGCCGTGGTGCCGACGATCCGCAGCACTTTGCCGTCGTCTCCGCCGGCGCTCTGCGCTCCGGACGTCGGCGCGGCGAGCGTCATGGCCAGAGCCGAGCTGCCGGTGACGAATGCCGTGCCCTGCTTGAGCGCGATTGCGCCGGCCGTTGAATGCGCCTCGGTGGCCGAGACCGACGCGATCGCAGCGTCGATCGCCGCCAGATTGCCCGCGGCCGATTCGTCGACGGCCACGCCGTAATCCGGGACCGTGAATCCGAAAGTCGTGGTTTTCTTCGACATGGTTTCCTCTCTCCTGAGAACTTCTTTAGGTCGAACCTAGGAGCAGCTTCGTCAATCCGCCGTCGCCGATGCGCTGCCGGTCGCGCACTGTGAAATTCCGGCTGCCCACCGCGACGGGCTGGCCGATGGCAGCCGCGGGGAAGGCGGAAGTCTGTACGGTGAGCGTGGTGGCCAGCACCACCACTTCCCCGCGCTCCGCATCCTGCACGAGGATCTGGTCCGCCTCGTCGAGCAGGCCCACGCCGTTCACGCCGCCCACGCTGACGGCGATGCCCATGTCCGCCAGGAGCGCCGGAATATCGGCGTCGCCGAAGGCGGCCGCGGACGAGGGAATCGGCATCAGTTACCCCCGGTCTTCGCTTTGGGCCTGGGCGGCGCGTCGGCAATCTTGCGCGGCTCGGGATCGTTGTGATGCGGCGCGTGAACCGTGACGCCCATCTGGTTTTCCTTCGCCACTGCCGCGGCGTGGTCCTCGTGGTATTCCGCGGACCCCGAACCCACCAGCTCGTGAGCCAGCGGCGCGGGGCATTCGTACACTTCGCCCTTCTGGGCATGGTTTCCGCCCATGATGATCGAGCGCTTCAGGCGGATCTTCCGAACGGCGTTAGGTGCCATTTCACACTTCCTTTCCGGGGAACGGACGCGGGCCCCGCGCCGAGAGGGATAGGCGCGAGGCCCGGCAAATTCACGCGGGCGCCGAAAGCGCTTACGTGATGTTGTATTTCGAGACGACGAACGCCACCGGATAGCGCAGGACGATATCGACCAGCATGAACGTGGTCAATTCGATCATGCCCTGCTTTTTCAGCCGGTAGGGATCGACGATGAACTCGAATCCGGATCCCCACATGTTGATCAGCAGCGTTTCGAAGACGCCGCGGATCAGCACGTGCAGGTTCGACCCGCTGCCTTCGGTCTCGTTCGAGGGCACCTGGTTCGTGGAGCGCGCTTCGTAGCCGTCCACCGTGTCGTCGTCCGCCCAGATGGGCAATCCGATCGTGTTGCCCAAACGCGCGGTGCGCTTGAGGCGCGATTTGATTCCCGGCGTGGTGAGCCAGCCTCCCTCGCCGAGCTGGTCGGCGTTGGCCGCTTCGAGCAGCTCCGTCATGTTGACGATGTCGTTCCAGTCGGGCGAGGCGCCGTTGCCGGCGTCGTTTTCGTTCGTGAAGCTCTGCACGCCGGTGGTGGCCATGATCCCGCTGGGCTGGTTCGATCCGCCGCCCTGGATGGCGACGCTGTCGACGGCCAGCGCCAGATCGCGGGCCAGATCCTCGCGGACGAGGGTGTCCACGTCGATCACGGCCTGCGCCAGCAACTGCCGCGAATAGCTCGAGGAAGACTGGTAGGTCTTCGGCGAGCTGGTGATGGCGCCGAGGGTCAGGTTCGAATCCGCGACGTCCGCGCCGGGATTTTCGGTGACCCACGAGCCGGTGGCGCGGCCCGTCTGCCTCGGGAAGCTCACGTTGTCGCGGAGTCCCGCGATTGTGCGAGCGCCCAGCTCTTTCACGCGCATCCGGTTGTACAGGTACTGGATGAACTCGCCGGGTTCGGTGAAGACGAGCGTCTGGCCCACGGTCGAGCCGCCGGTGTAGAGGCCGGCGCGCTTCTCCGGGACGAGCTGCGGGAACCGCTGGGCGATATCCGGGGTAATGGAATGGCGGATCGACCAGGGCATGAACACGCCCGCCGAATGAACGGAGCGTCCGGCCTGCACGGCGCGCTTGCGGAGCTCGTTGGAGATTTCCATCTCCATGCAGTTCTCCACCTTTCGCCCCTCGGCTCCGTCCGCCGCGGCCAGGATCAGCCGCGCCAGGTTGTACTGCTTCTGCTCGCGATCGCTGAGATCGAAATGCTCCCTCGCCGCCTCGCTTGCGGGCTGCTCGAGCGGCCGCCCGCCGCGCGTCTGGATTTCGGCCAGGATTTCGCGCGACACCTGGTCGACGGTCTTCCCTTCCTCGATCCACTTCGCAATGCGCTCCTGCTCGATGCCATGCAATTTGCCGAGCCGCGCGATTTCCGCGGCGGCCTTCCGGAATTCTTCCACTGTGATGGGTTCCACGGTGACCTTCCTTCGTGCTGCTTGTGCCGGTGCCGCCGGCGCGGTTGGAGTCGGGGCGGCCTGGGCCGCGTCCGGATTACTGCGAGTTTCCGAATTCACTCTGGCGACGACGACGGGATAGGTGCGCTCGCCATCGTGCGCGCGCCCCACGCCCACCGTGGGATCGGCCGGCACGCTCACGGAGCTGGCCTCCATCGGCATCCAGCTCGAGGCGCGGTAGGTGTCGCCCTTTTCCTTCGAGGATTCCTCGAGCTTGTATTCCTTCACCGCGTAGCCCACGGAGATGAATTTGCGGATCTTGTCGCGCATGTCGCGCTTCACCGCCTGCGCCGCCGGGTTGGCGCTGAAGCGGACCACTCCGCGGAGCTTTTTGTCCGCCACGCGCACGCCCTCCACGATGCCCACGATGGCGCGCATATCGTGCGAATCGAGGAAGCTCAGCCCCAGCTGGGCGCGCGAAAGATCCACCGATTCGGGCGAGTGATCGAGGATCTCGCGGCCGAACCAGCGCTCCACGGGATACTCCGAGCTGATGCTGATGGCGAACGTGTTGCGGCCCTTCTTTTTCTTTTTTGCCTTGCCCTCGGCCTCGAGCTCCTGCTCGCCGTCTTCCGTGCCGCGCGGCTTGTTCGGATCGTCGAGCGGCTCGGCGGCTCCGAGATCGTCGTCGCCCTCTTCGCCGTCGCTGTCGTCCACGTCCTTGATCTCGTCCGGCTCGAGCGGATCGCAATCCCGCTTCCCGGCCTTGCGCACGATGCGCACCGGCCGCATCTCCTCGATCTGGAAGTCGCGCGAGAGCATGGGCAGCTCGTCGAGATCTTCAAGTTCGCCGTCGCGCGATTCCGCGCAGCCCGCATCGTCCCAGGCCAGCGCGGGATCGTCCGATTCGGGGTCGGCGGCCACGCCGCGGCTCAGTCGGCCGGCGCGCACCTCGGCCTGGCGCTGCTGCTCGACGACCGAGCTTTTCTTCCCGTCCTGTTCGCTCGAAACCTCGATCCCGTATTTCTTGGCCGCGGCCACGATGCGCTTCCAGGCCTTTTCCTTCTCGGCCTTGTCGGGCATGTCCGTCTGGTCGAAGCGGCTGATCGCGTTGCGGATATGCCGCTTGGTCTTGGCCTCGCTCTTGAATTTGATGGGCAGGTGCCAGGTGGATTTCTTTTTCGCGTCGCCCACATAGGCGAAGGCGTCCGACGTCAGGTCCTCGCCGGCCACGCGCTTGGTGTTTTTCTCGGCCATCTCAGCTTCTTCCTATCGCTACGAGTTTTCGGCCGCCCTTGGCTTCCACTGTGGCTTCGGGTTCGACCGGCTCTTCATCCGACGGCGTCTCCTGCTCCTTCGGCCCCTTGTCGATCACCGGCGGGCGCGCGTCGACCGTGAACTCCAGGCCGTACTGCTCGGCCAGCTTCTTTTCGCGCGCGATCTGCTCGAACACTTCCTCCACGTCTCCGCCCTCCTCGCCGATGATGCGATCGCGCGTGCGCAGGCCGGCGCCGATGCCGAGGATGGAGGCCTGCACGTCCTTGAGCGGATCCACCCAGGGCCAGCCGCGCGCTTCCCACTTGCCCTCGAGAAAACGGCCGGGATCGCGCGAATCGAGCACCAGCTCGCCC